CGGGATTGTCAGGCGACCCCGTGGCGACCATGCAGAAAATCAAGGAGCAAACCACCGCCGAAAATTCGTTCATGGTCGGCGAACCAATCATTGACGCATAACATTTCCAAAAACCGAATCGACAATGAAAAGACTTTTAGTGTTTCTTGCTGTCGCCCTGATGCTTCTTGTTGCATCATGCGGCGATGGCAACACCGTGTCCGGCTATGTGGTCGTCAAACGGCACAACCCCGTCCGGCATTACACCACCCGCGATGCCGTGACGCAGACAACGCGCATCCGCACAATTCCCGAAATGTGGATTCTATATGTCGCGGATTCAACCGCCGTGCGAACCGTTCACGTTGACAAACTCACCTTTGATTCCGCCGTCAAGGGTGAAACAATCCGATTGCGATATGGCAAAGAAAGCGACTAAACCCGACCGCCCGGAATATACTTGCAAGGATTGTGCGTATTCCGAGAATTGGCACAACATCGGGGCGGACGGTCAACCCATCTTTTGCAACTGCAAGTTTCAAAAGTGGTGCAAATTCCTGAAACATGATTATTGCGAACATTTCACCTTGAAACGATGAGCGAAAAGCGAGAAACAAAGTTCATCCGGCGCGTGTGGCTCAACGACCCGGATTCACCATCGACGGGAAGTGTCGTTGCATACGACGGCATGGTGGATGATTACGACAATGAACCGTATCGGTCAACATTCATCCGCGTGTCGGATTGTCATGTGTCCGCGCATATTCATCAAGCGTCTTATGACACCCGCGATGAATTTATTGCCAAAATGCGGCGAATCCGCGATGTCCTGAATGACTTTATCACACATCTTGAAACCGATAACGACTAATGGCAAAGAAGCGTCAAAAAACAACCCGGTTTTCGATTCAGGGATTCGACTTGAACCATTATCGCACCACCGAGCAATATGCGGCGGCGGTGCAAGCATTGTTTGACCGTGTGACCCTTGCGATGGCGGAATCAGCTGCCCGGCGCAAGATTGACTCCGACAAGCCCTTTTCTTTCGATGATTACCCCGAAGTAAAAGCCGAATTGAAAAAGATTGTCGGGCAACTTGCCACGCAGCTTCAAACCACGATTGAATCAGGGTCGAAGAATCAATGGTTGTTCGCTTGCGAGAAGAACGACGGGTTCATTGCTTCAATCATGGACACGTCGAAGTTATCAAAGGCGCGGTTGAAGAAGATGCAAGACCGCAATTTGGACGCTTTAAGCACCTTTCAGGGGCGCAAGGTCGGCGGCATGGACTTGTCGCAACGTGTGTGGCGATATGTCGGGCAATATCGTGACCAATTAGAAACCGCCCTTGATGTCGGACTTGGAGAGGGGCGCAGCGCACAAGAACTTGCCCGCGATGTCAAGAAGAATTTGCGCGACCCTGACCGTTTGTTTCGCCGTGTGCGCGACAAGCGGGGCAACCTTGTGTTGTCGAAAGCGGCACGGGCTTTTCATCCGGGGCAAGGTGTCTATCGGTCGAGCGTGAAGAATGCCCAACGCCTGACACGTTCCGAAATCAATATGGCTTACCGGGAAAGTGACTTTTTGCGGTGGCAACAACTTGATTTCGTTGTCGGCTTTGAGATTCACCGAAGCAACCATGAACCCCTTTGCAAATGCAAGATGTGTGACCGCTTGCAAGGTCGCTATCCCAAGACGTTCAAGTTCAAAGGGTGGCATCCGCAATGTATGTGTTACGCCGTGCCAATCCTGATGGATGAAGAAACCTTTGATGAAAATGAATTGGGCGACCTCAAAGCAGCTTTGCGCGGCACGGAGTACAAGAAGAAGCAAGCAAAGAATCTTGTTACCGATGTGCCGGACGGGTTCAAAGAATGGGTCGCCGAAAATATGGAAGCGTCGGCGGGCTGGGCATCGACCCCGTATTTCATAAAAGACAACTTTGTTGACGGCGACTTGGCAAAGGGGTTGAAAATCGCATTGCCTGAACCCGAAGTTGACCCCGTGCAAGCACAACTTGACGCACTGATGCCGTCAGTTGAAGCAGCACGAAAGATTGCCGAAGAATGGGGGCTTGAACTTCGGTTGAAAGGTCTTGACGCGGCGGTGGCGGCAAAGGATGTCAAGGACATCAACAAATTCATTTCGCTTATCACGTCCGAGGGTACGAAGTACACCACCGAATTGTCGGCATTCTTTAAGGATGCCGCCCAACTGATTAAAGACATCAACGCCGCCGGGGTCGATGTGTTGCCGGATGTGGTCGCCGAACTCACACAATACATGACCAATCTTTCGGCGGACAAGTCGATGTGGGCGGACGGGTCTTTATTCTATAAATCGGAACTTGAAAAGGCAAAGGACAAGTTGCGTCAATATAAGGCATCGCCGGAAGCAAGATTAAGCGTTTACAAAAAAGGGGTTGTCGCGCAAGTCCGTGATTCGATTAAGACCGCAGATGAATGGGGTGTCAAAACAACCACCTTACGCAATTTGCTTGATTCTTTCCTTGCTGATATTGATAATGATACGATATTTGATAAGATGCAAGATGAAATGTATCGCTTGGATGGTCGTGTTTATGCCGCAGACAAAAAGGTTGACAAGTTTATTGCCGATGCCGATGCCCTGATGAAAACAGCAAGGGGTTTCAGTATTGATGATTCCGAACTTTCAAAGTATGTGTTTTATTTGAGAGGACGCGACCGGGCTTATTCTTGGGGTGCTTTCAAAAAGGACATCAACAAGGCTTTTGATGACCTTAAAGCAAAGGTTGATGAAGCCCAAAAGAAAAAGTTGGAGGAAGAAGCGGCAAGACCTAAACTTGACACCGTTGTTGACGACATCAAGACGTGGAAAGTTGATTATCTTGAAGTCAAGGAACACGCCAAGCAACCGACGGTTGATGAAATTGTGGAAAGAGTGAGCGGCGGCGATAAAACCGCCGGGTCTTGTTCATCGTTGGCATTCACCTTTGCCGCCAACCATGCCGGGCTTGATGTGCTTGATTTCCGCGATGGTGAAAGCCGACGTTATTTCGCCCGCACGGGTAACATCGTGACGATTTGTGAAAAAATGGGCGGCGTGAATAAATATGACGTTTCCGGCGTTGAAATTATGAAAACAACGACCATCGGAAAAATGTATTATCTCGCTATTGGTCAACACGCGGCGATTGTCCGACAAGTTGCAAAAGGGAAATTTGAATATCTTGAATTGCAATCGGCATACTCAAACGGTTGGAAACCCTTGAATGCGACTATATTTGGAAAACGATTTGGTGCAAGGGGGCGTTGTTATTCCGCCCAACTGATAGATATTGACCTTTTCAAAGGCGATTCAAGTTTCAAAACACTTATGGGCTATATCAATACATCCAAAGACAACCAAAAGAAAGGTGCATCAGGTACGATTAAATAACCTGATGCACCCTTGCAAGGTGTTGAAATATCATTGGCGGTCTTTGAAGAAGTCAACCCAATATGGGTTTTCTTTGTCAAAGATTGCCTTTTGTTTTTGTGTCAGTTCGTGGGGGTAATCCCGAAACATATTAAAGATTTGTTTCTTGTCAAAGGTGAATAGCCATTCACCTATGTTTTCGGGGTTATCCACCCACCAAATCACATCGGATTCATTGTTCTTTCGGAACTTGATTTTTGGGTGGTTATCTTTCATTTTGTTTGCTTCTTTCGTTCTATGTTGCCCCGATAGATGGCGCAACGGTTGTTTTTATAAGGTCGGTCAGGTGCAAGCCCATAATTCCACAATGTCGGCAACGACACACCCAATTCATCCGGCGTGAAGCGGTCGAAGATGGCGGCGACTGACCCGAAATAATAGTGCCTATCATCGCCCAAGCAGACGTGAACAACTGATTCATTCTTCATCGTGTCTTGATTATAGTGTGCAAAGATACAACCTTTTGTCGGATTTCAAGCACCGGGGAATGACGCTTCAAGGACAACGGAGAAAAACAAGGTTAATTCTTTGTCACACTTGATGGGTTTGGCTAAATTCCATTTGCTTGGCATGATATATGTATCTTTGCGAAATAAACGGATTCCGTCGGTATCAAGTTCATCAACCTTGCTGGGGTTTTCCTTGATATATTCGGACGTGACGGCAACGACTTGTTCGCACATTTCACGGCGGATGCTTGCGACCCTTGAAAGATATTCTTCTTTGGTCATTTGGTCATGTCGTTAAAGTCGAACCATTCACGGGGCGAATTGACCGCCGCTTTTTTGATTTCCCGATAAAAGGCTTTGTTCAGTTTACGAAGCCGGGCAAGATATTCATGGGGTCGCCAATTCCACCCCGGCATCACTTCATTGTCGGCGGCGTAAATTCCGCCCGCTGACGGCTCAAAATGTGCGAGGGCAACCAAGTATCCATTCTTGATGAAAGCGATGTCAGAAACGCCGCCTTTGGTTTTCTTGGGGTATCTTATAGACTTGCACCCGGAATAATATTCTTGGATGCGCTTTTGTTGTTCAAGGGCGGCGCGGATTTTCGCCGTCTTGTCCTTGCGGAATGCCACGATGTCGGCGGCGACCTTGTGGCGCAATTCCGCAACATTGATGGGTTCTTTCCCGGTTGCGATGTCGTAAGGCATCAACCCGTCCATGAACATCCGCACGGCACGGGTGAAGTTTTCTTTGTCCACGATTTTGTCGTGTAATTCGGTCAGGAACTCAACCGAAAGGTTGAATCGTTCCGAAAGGCTCTTGATTGTCGATTCCATTTTGAAAAGGGTTGATTGCATGGTCATTGCATTTTATTTATTGATTTGCTTGATTGTGGTGGGGTAATATTGAGCGACGAAGCAGAGCATCGCAAAAGCCGCTTCAAGCGGACTATCGCCGACACAACATGGCGATGCTTGCCCGTAGTAAGCACACCATTTGCCGGACAAACCGTGTTTCAGGGTCAACGGCATTGGATTGGGTTCAGGAATGATTGTCGGCAACTTGTTCAGGATGTCGCCCAACGTGTAAGCGGGCGACGTGTGCGGCATCACTTCATCCGACACGGCAATGGTCGGAATGATTGTGAAGATGGTTTTGTCAATCGTTGTTGCGACATGACCCCACCGCATTGATGCGTCCGTCGTGTCTATCCCCGTGCGCTTTAATGCGTCCATTTGCGGGATTGTAAGTGCTAATTCATCCATCACTTCTTGCGTTTAAGGATTGAAAAGAACGTAACGACCGCGAAAAACGCGATGATGCCGACGGCGCACGGAATCCATATCGGCGCAAAGACCCATCCCCAATTCAAGCCGGGGCAAACGGTCAGTTTCAGGGCGACCAAAAGCACGGTCAGCCACAAAAGGATGATTGTTGCGATGTTTGATTTATTCATTCTTCTTCATCGGTTAAGGGTTGTGTTAAGAAGTCTTTGAGCAACCGCGCATCGACCAACCGCCGGATGCGCGTGTGGGGCATTCCGCCCAAATATTCAGGAATCAAGATTTACATTCGCCTGACTTCGTCCGGCAAGATGGTGTGCAGCTTGCGCCCCGCCTTTGCCGTTATCATTGAATCGAAGTGCCGGGCATATCTTGTCAGGGCGGCAAACATCGCACACACAAGGTCGGCTTGCGCTTATATTCCGAATGAATCATTTTCCATGCCCATGTCAGGGGCTTGGATTCTTCAATGAATTGTTCGGCGTGTTTCGCAATGCGTGTGCGGTGTTCCCAATCAAGGGTCTTTGACCGTTCCCGGTCATATTCGCCCCTGATTTCGCGCAATGCCCGTGAAAGATGCCTTGTTTCCCGGTTGCCGATGATGCGGGCTAAATCCATAAGGGTGTCGATATAATCCCAAATGACATCGAAGAACACAAACGGCAAATAAGAGATTCGGAACACCGTGTGGCGGTCGAATGCCGTTGTGATGTCAAAGGGCGTTTGCGCCGCCCGTCGCGGCATGATGTCAAACGACGGGGCGGGCATCGGCACAAATCCGGGGTTGTGCTTCTTGATGTAGTCAAGAATTGCTTTCGGGGGTCTTTCCATCATCAAAAAGATTTGGTTGGTTATTATTCCGGGCTTGCATAGCAAACCAATCATTCACGCTTTCGCCGGAAATCCACCATTCAAATACTTGTTCGGCGGAATCGAAACGGTCATATTTGCCCATTGCCATAAGTTCGCGGATTGCCTTAATATAAACCCTTTCGGCGACCAAAGGGAACATTTGCATTTCGCGCCGCTTTGTCGCGGGTTGTGACATCGGGCAAAACATACAACCAATGCGATGAAAGCCTTTGTCATACAAATCGCAATAAGGCAAGTTGTGTTCCCTGATGAAATCCCAAACGTCGGTGTCCGTCCAATTAAAAATCGGGGCAAGCGTTACTTTGTCTTTGCCGTTTACGCAATAAACCTTTGTTTCGGAATCCATATCGAAAAGTTGTTCACCGCCCGGCGTTGATTCAACCAACTTGTCATTGATTATGTCATAACCGATTCGTTGCCCCTGAACTTCGATTGCATGACGTTTGGCACGTTTGGTTGATTCCGCCGCACGAATGCCAATGCAAGTGACGCATCCCGCCCCGGCTTGTTCTTTCAGTTCCGCGCAACAAAATCGGGCAATGCGTGTCGGCAACACTTTCTTTTTGATGATAAGTTGCCGCATATTCAGTTTTGGCAAGTTCAACTTGACTTGCGGATAATACTTGCGCACGAAGCGCATCAGGTTCGGCGGGTCAACGCTTGTCACTTGCATTTCGGCGTGATGCTTCACACCCGCCATTTCAACAAGCGCAAGCATCACTTGGGAATCCTTGCCGCCTGAAAAGGCAACATGGAAGCCCCTTTCATCCATGCGCAACGCAAGGTTTTCGGCATTACGGATGAATGCGATTGCTTCTTCTTCAAGTCTTGCAAGACGGTTGTTCATCTTGAAAATGTTTTATAGTAAGACGCTATTTTGCATTACAAAACCATACGTTTACAAATGCACGTTCAACACGCTTGCACATTGCCCGGTGTTGTTCGGATGTAATTTCACCCGAAAGGCGGCGCACCGCCAAATCAAACATCAGGCGGGCGCGTTGTGCTTTGATGATGTGCCGGGGCTTCATGCCACAACTTCATTAAGGGCGTTGACAAATTCAAGGGAATCATAATCGACAAAACCACCATCGGCGATGATTGCTTCAAGTGCCTTTTTGCCGCCGCAAGGGGTGTAAGGTATGGCGGTTGTGTCGTGCTTGAACTTCACGAAGCCTTTGCCGGGGATAAAGAGCGCATGACCGCGCGAGAAGCGGCAAATCCCTTTGTGGGTGTTGAAGTACAAGCCTTTTAACGCCTTGATTTCAAGTTTGGCGTTAAGTGCGATTGTTTCGGGGGTACGGGTAAAAGTCATTGTTGCGAAATATTATGCGTATCACTATAAGACACACGGGGTTGTTTTATAGGGGCGGACGTGCCGCCCCGGTTAGTTTTAGAACGAAAGATGTAATTCGTTAAGGAATTGTGCGCCATCACTTGTTATGCGAGTTGTTGCAGTCGGATAAAGAGATTTCAGGCGGGAAAGTTCGGCTTGAATTGAAATAACATTTTGTGGCATTGACCAACGGGTGGGGATAAACCACATTGTGTTAAATCCTGAAAGTTGCATGAATCCGCAAATATTAACGCGGGCAACATCATTGATTGCGCCCTTATCGGTTTTGTAACCATAGACATCTGCAACGACATTTCCCGTTGCGTCAATCAATTCTATTGCGGTAAATTGTTTTGTGTTCATTGTTGCGAAAGGTTGTGGGGTTGCCCACGGTTAAACATTGTGTCTTATAGTAAGACACCGCAAAGTTAGTTGTTATTTTGGAAATAACAAACTTTTTCAAGGAAAAATTTTGCATTTGCAGTGCTATTTTTATGCTGATGCAATGCAAAATGTGAATAAGTCGGGTGTAACTTGCCCCCGCGCCCGTGTATGTATCACTATAAAACACACTAAATTTGCGGTGATTTGTAAACCAATAACATCACAACGAATGAACATCCAAGAATTACTTGCGTTACTGACCGCGAAATTTTCAGGCGCGCGAAAAGATGGATTGTTGCAGTTGGCACGCTCGCTTGCGTTACAATGTGCGACAAAAGAGGACGCGGAAGCGATTATTGAGAAACTGACCGATGCGCAAGTCAGTGAATTTATTAAGAACTACCGCGCGGATGTGGACAAAGAGGTGTCCGACGGTGTAAAAACATCGGAAACCAATTTGCGCAAGAAGTACGACTTTAAGGAAAAGACCGGGGCAACCGTCACCGAACCCGGCGGTGGTGGTGCTGACAACATCGCCGAAATCGTGAAAAACGCGGTTGACGCGGCGGTCAAGCCTTATGCCGACCGAATCGCAAGCATGGAATCCGACAACATCAACAAAACAAGGCTTCAACGACTGAACGAAGCGTTGGCATCGTGCAAGGATGAAACTTTCAAGGCGCAAACCCTGAAAGATTTTGCCCGCATGAAGTTCGATGATGATTCTTCTTTCGATGAATACTTGGCCGACAAGACCGCCGACATCGCAACCGCAAATCAATCGTTTGCCGACACAAACATGGGTCGTTCCGGCGGTTCGCCCCTTTTCTCCTCAAAGAGCGAATCAGGCGTTTCACAAGCCGTCGCCGACTATGTGGCAAGCAAGAAGCCCGAAAACAATCAGTTCGCGGGCAAAGAACTCTAATGTCAAACCCCTAATTCCTTACAAGCATGACAATGCAGGTAAAACGCAAAAAGGATAGCCGCGTGGTGAAATGTATCGTTCACCGCATCGCCGACATTCCCGGCGGTGTTACGGTCGAAACCGCGACACTTGGCGGCAAGGCACTTTTTGAGGGAACGCCGCTTGGCAAGGGCAAAGACGGTCTTTTCAACGTGGTTAAAACCGCGCAGATTGTGACCGCCGCCGATGCCACCGCGACCGCTTATGAAGTTGCCAAAGGGCATCACTTCAAGACGGGCGACCGCTTTTCAGCCGGGGGCGAAAACGGTCAGGTCATTTCGACCATCGACAAGAGCGACCCCGCAAAGGATGTTATCACCCTTTCCGCGACGCTTGGAAAAGCCGTCAAGGTGGGCGACACCGCCTTTGAGTCCGCCGGAGCGAACACCACCCTTAAAGTTCAGCCAATCGCCATTGCCGGGTCGAACTATGACGTTGACCCCGACGGCGACAACCTTTGGGTTGATGCGTGGCTTATCGGTGCGGTGCGCGAATCCAACGCCCCCGCCGTGTCCAACGCAATCAAATCAGCCCTGAAAGGCATCATCTATTTTTAACCCCTAACACGCCAACATTATGCAGAAAACACTGATGGTGGGGCTTACCGAAAAGGACATGGAAGCGGAAATCCGCACCTATGACCTTAAAGAGTATTATTACCCCACACTTTTTCCGCTCAAAGAAACCAATTCTTTGACGTGGAAAGTGCTTGAAGCGCAAACGGGCTTAAAGATTGCCGCCGACCTGACGGCAAGGGGTTCAAGCATCCCCAAGAAAACCCGTGATGCCATTGCGCGTGTTCAGGGCGATATTCCCAAAATCACGATTTCGCGTGAAAAACTTGAAGATGAACTCACCGAATATGACATCATGGTTGCGATGGCATCCGGCAATGCCGACCTTATCGCCCTTGTCGAGTTTTGGGCAGAGGACACCAAGTTTTGTTGGGATGGCGTTGCCGCCCGCCTTGAATGGATTGCGCTCAAACAAATTTCGTGCGGTGGCAAGCTGAAAATCACAAATTCCAACAATGCCACGGTCGTGACCGAATATGATTGCGACTACCTGATTCCCGCCGAACAGAAAATCGGCGTTACAACGTCCTATGCGTCCGGCACTTCGGGCAAGCCCTTAACAAAGGATTTCCCCAAAGCCCTGAAACTTGGGCGCACTCTCTACGGCGCGAAGTACAAGTTTGCGTTTATGAACGTGGAAACCTTTGAAAAACTTGCATCGCAAGAAGAGGTTTACAAGCGTTGCGCAACCCTTGTGCAGAACCTGACCGACACCAACGACGCACCCAGCTTGCAGTCGGTGAACGCTTATCTTGCCAAAAAGACCGAAACATTCCGAGGCTTGCAGATTATCGTGATTGACCAAGACATCACGGTTGAACTTGCCGACGGCACACGCATCACGGGCAACCCCTTTGAAGATGATGTGATTCTTTTTTCGGAAAGCAAAGTGCTTGGCACAACTTTTTGGAAGAAGCCCATCGAAGCAAAGAAACGCCCCGGCAGCGTTGCCGAAAAGGTCATGCACGGTCACACCCTTGTGCAGAAGTATTCCGACGACGCAACCCCCGTCAAGGAAGTTACCGAGGGCATTGCAAACGCATTCCCCGCATGGAAACTTTCGGGTCGTTCCGTCCTGATGCAGATTAACGCCACATCGTGGACTAAAAACTAACATCGACCGCCGGGGTTGATTCCCCGGATGATTCCCCGGCGGTTTTAACAAGATTTCGACATGGCAACAAAAACCAACAAGGAATATTTGTCAATGAGTTTGGGCAACCTGAACGTGTCCGAAACCGACATTGACGTGATACTACTTAAAGCCGGGATGGACGCGGACGCACCCGCCGACATCGCAGCTTGTGACCTTGCCGCATACAATCGCGTGTCGGTTGTCCTTGCGTCAATGATGCAGAATGTTTCCGAGGGCGGATATTCGATTTCGTGGAACATGGATGCGGTCAAATTGTGGTACAACTCAATTTGTCGGGAACTTGGCAAAGAAAACGTGTTGGAAGCAAAACCGAAAATTCGTAACCGTTCAAACTTTTGGTGATTATGGCAAGTGTGAAGCAATATCCGCATTTCCTTTTCATCGAAGTTGCCGATTCATCGGTTCAGGATGAACAAGGTAATTGGACGGCATCGAATGTGTCGCGCAAGTTCCTTTCGATGTGTCGTGAAGAATCGGACGGACGCGGGGCGGAATTTCAGGTTGCGGGCGGTGAATATCACAAAGCCACATCCCTGATTCAATGCCCCAAATCTTGCCCGAAAGTCAGCATCGGCACAAAGGTGGTAATTGCAAACGACCGAGATTGCGAAAGCGTCCGAATTGAGGGCGTTTGCCTGAACTTTGACCCCGCACAACTTCATTGTCGGCTATGGCTATAAAACCGAACTTCACCCGTGCCGATGTTGCAAAGCGATTTGACGCATTCTTGGAAATGGTCGAGAAGAAGCAAATCGCCCGATTGCAAAGGTTGGGTGAAATGTGCCTGATTGAAGCCCGAAACAATAAGGGTTACATGATGCAGACCGGGGCGTTGCTTTCATCGACGGGTTACATGATATTCCGCGATGGCGTTGCGCTTCACACCCAATTTGACGCGGCAAGCGGCGCGGAATCCAACGCGGCGCAAAACGGCATCAAGGCGGGTTCAAGTCTTGCGGAAAAGGTCGGCAAGGAAACAAAGGGCATTGCCCTTGTAGTGGTCGCCGGAATGAATTATGCGGCATACGTCGAAGCAAAAGGGAAAAACGTGCTATCAAGTGCCGAACATCTTGCACAACGGGAATTGCCCCGGATGTTAGAAAAACTTATCAGCAACATTAAAGCGGAAGCCGAATGAAAGACAACTTGAAAACCCCCATTGACACCGACGGCATCTTGTTTCAGTTGCTCAACGGGAAAACGACCAACAAAGGCGGAATTTACGTCGGCGACGGTCGCCCCGAAGATTCGACCGAAGAAGATATTGTCGTGAACACAATCGACCTTGAAGCGGACGCATTGCCCCAAATCGGCACGTCCAACATCAACATCTATGTTCCCGACGTGTCCATGAATATCAACGGGAAAATGCAAGTGTCAGCCAATCGCCCGCGCTTGAATGAGTTAACCCATGAAGTCTTGAAGATAGTTCGTGAAACCGTCTTGCCGGGAGTGAAAGCAATCCCCAAATCGGCAACAACCATGTATGAGCCGAATTGCAAGCAACACTTCATGAACATTCGGATTGATTGGAATATTCAAACGACTTAATTTTCACAACAAGATGGCTACAACCAATAAAACAAACCTTATCACGTTGGGTCTTTGCGAGATTCAGGTGGGCGAAGCCGCCCCAACCGGGGTGATGCCCGCGCAGCTCAACAAGATTGGCAAGACCTACAAGGACACCGCCAAAATCGCTCAGGATTCATCCGACGTGACCGAGCATTTCGAGGAAGGCAAAGCCGCCCCCGAAGTGCGCCGCAAATCGCGCAAAATTCCGACCCTGACATTCTCCATCATGGATGCGTCCGTGCAAGACCTTGTGGATTATGTCGGCGGCGATGATGTCGGCACGGACGGCAAGCCCGTTTGGGGTTACGACGGCAACGAAGTGGTCGCAAACAAGGCAATCAAGGTCATTACCGAACAAGGACTTGACTTTGAAATTCCCAACGGCGACATCGAAGCCGTTATCAATGCCGACCTTACCGCATCCGGCATTTTCCTTGTGGACTTCACCGTTACGCCGATGGCGGTTTCATCCGGCAAGGCGTTACGCGGCATTCCGCATGAAGAACCCGCAAAGTCCTGATGCGGGGAAACGCTAATTCACACGCCCCCGGAGAGTGCCGAACACCCTTTGGGGGCGTTTTTCCTTAATTCTCACATTGCAAATGGAAGAAGCAAACAAAACACCCCTTGAAAAAGAGAAAGCCGAATTGAATGCCCTTATCCGCAAGGGTGTGTCGTTTGAGGTCAAGGACATCGAAGTTGTGACCGAAAAGCGATTTTTCGGGCTTATCCGCAAACGTCGGCTTGTCGAGGTGACACGCAAGTTCACCATTGAAGAACCGACCCTTTCAACCCTTGACCGCCTTTCAGCCGAATGGATAGAATTAACCATTGATGAAACGGCGTTGAAGTCCGATGATGCGATGGTCAAAGCCCGCACGATGGCGCATGAACATTCAATCCGTTGCGCCCGCATCGTGGCAATCGCCGCACTTGGCGTTGACCGCCTGAAATGCAGTATCAAGGGCGGATTCCCGCATTGGGTCGAGGACACCGAAAAGTTAGACAAACTGACCGAATTATTCGCCCGGCAAATCAAGCCGTCACGATTGCACCAATTCGCCGTGTTGGTCAATTCAATGTCCAATATGGGGGATTTTATGAACTCTATTCGATTGATGTCAACAATCGACCGCACGACAACGCCGATTCGGATAGAGGGAAACAAAGGGGTCTAAATAGCCCGCACGGTCGCCGGGGTGCGTTGTGTGCGCATTTCGGGTGGACTTATGACTACCTAATGAACGGCGTTGCGTGGGGGCTTGTCGAAAGAATGATGATTGACGCACCGAGTTATGACACCGATTCCAACCCGGACGTTCAGGAAATCGCCCTTTCCGAGAGTAACCAACAACAAGTTTTGAGTTATGTAAATTCAATGATGTAAAATGGCAGATATTGACGGCGGCGGATTGTCCTTTACGTCCGACATGGACAATTCCCAACTTGAAGCAGCTATTCAAGAAACCTTGCGCCGTGTGCAAGGCTTGTCCGACGGCATGGTTGGTGTCGGTGATACCGTTGACAAGACGGTTGCCGAAATCGGCACGATGCTTGGAAAAATCGGCGAGGAATGCGAAAAGCAAGAAACGGCGATTTGGAAACTTGAAGATGAATTTGAAGCCCTGAAACAACTTTCATCGAAAGAATGGGAGAAGAACGGGTGGTCGGAAGAATACAAAGCCTTAAAAGACAAGCAAAAGGCGATTCAAGGCGAAATTGCGACACGCAAGCAGCTTTTGAATGAATTGCGGAATCAGTCGGATGAACTTGATTCCGCCCGTGATGCCATGCTTGCCGAACAAAAGGCGGTCAATGACAACGCAAAGTCACAAGCATCTTTGCGAACCCGGTTGCGCGAACTCAAAATGGAAATGGTCGAGTTGGAAGCCGCCGGGCAACGTAATACGGCACGTTATCGGGAAGTGCGGGCAGAAGCCGCCGCCCTGACTGATGCGTGGGGCGATGCGCAAGCACAAGCCAACGCCCTTGCGAATGATGATGCCGGATTCGCGGGTGTCATGTCAGGTCTTACGGGATTGACAGGCGGTTTTTCCGCCGTTGCGGGCATGGTCGGACTATTCGGAAGCGAAAGCGAGAATCTACAACAAATCATGTTGAAAACGCAGTCGATTATGGCGGTGACAAACGGTTTGATGCAAGTTTCCCAAGCCCTGAACAAAGATTCCGCATTCATGCTTTCCACCGTCGGCCGTCTAAAAGAATGGTGGAACGGTCTTTTGGAAGTCGGGCGCAATGCCGAAGCCGCCGAAACCACCACGATTCAGGCAAACACCGCCGCCCAAGCTGAAAACGCAGCGGCGACCGGGGCGAACACCCTTGCCGAAGAAGCGAGCGCGGCAGCAAATCAGGCGAATGCCGCCGCCCGTGGTAAAGCGACCGCCGCGACAACCGCGAACACCGGGGTTCAGGCGGCGAACACCGTGGCGACCGGGGCGCAAGCTGTCGCCGCGAAAGCCGGAACAGTGGCGAACATCGGTCTTGCCGGGGCATTCCGTATGGTCGGCGCGGCGATTAAGTCAATTCCCGTGTTCGGGTGGATTCTTGCCGGAATATCCGCCCTTATTGGTTTATATTCTCACTTTTCAAGCAAGGCATCCGAAGCGAAAAAGGCACAAGAAGAATTTTCAAAATCAATGGTTGAAAATTGTTACAAGCCCATCGGCACAATCAAAGATTTGTCGGCGCGGTGGGTTGAATTAGGTGACAATTTGGAAGCCAAAAAGAAGTTCATCGAAGAAAACCGCCAAAAGTTTGATGAGCTTGGCGTGTCGATTAACGGTGTGACCGATGCCGAAAACTTGCTTGCCGCTAACAAGGATGCATTCATTACCGCACAAATCGAAAAGGCAAAAGCGATGGTTTATGTGCAAATGGCAATGGAAAAGCAAAAAGAAGCGATGCTTAAACTTGCCGAGCGTGACCGGGAAAGTCAAACCGTTATCAAGTTGGGCTTAAAAGGTTGGTATTCCCCGTGGAAAGAAAAAAACGAAGAATATAAAGCATTATTGGCGGAATCTGATAGCCTTTTTGCACAAGCCCGCAGCCACGAGCAAGCAGGGTTCAACACACTTCAAGAAGCAAGCATTGAAAGCACCCAGCAGTATGCCGAGGGGTCTTTGGGCGCGATTGAACAAGCAATTTCATTGAAGCAAGCCGCCTTGAAGAACCTGACCGACAACACGGCATATAAAAACGCACTTGCCGAACTTGCCGAACTTCAAGAGCAAGCCAACAAAATCACCGGGAACAAGACCAACCAATTCAAGGTTTCCGGCGGCGGGGGCGGCGGGGGTTCAGCCGCCAAGACCGACCCGTTCTTGGAGAAGTTGCAGAAGCGCAAAACCGAGTATCAACGCTTTTTGAAGTTGGTAAATTCCGGCGATGAAGTTCTTATCGCATCCGCCAATCAGGAATTTGCCGGGCTTCTTGAACAAGGGGCGACCTACATTGATTATTTGAGGAAGCAGCGCGACCAAATCTTGGAAGTCGATGTTGCCGCCCGCACAAAGGAGCAGAACAAGCAGTTGCGCACCCTGAACGACCAAATCGCCGAAGAAACGAAACGCACCGTCCTTGAACAATTCAATCAAGAATTGTCCGAGCAACTGACCAATGCCAAATCGGTGATTGAAATGTTGAATATCATCGAGCGTCGCCGCCAAGAACTTGCCAACGACGGCACGGAACTTGACACGGGCAAAAAGGAAATCTTGGATGATGCCGAAAAGGATGCCCGCAAGCAGGCAAAGGAGCAGACCGAAGCATTACTTGAAGAATATGCGTCTTACACCGACAAACGCCGGGCGATTGAAGAACAATTCAACAAGGACATCGAAATGCTTACACGCGCCCGCAATGCCGCCACAACGGATGCAGACCGCGCAAGCATTGATGCCGCTATTGCGAACCGTCGCCGTCAATACACCAAGGACACCGAGGGAACGGGCGATGCCGATTATGATAGATTGGTTGAACAATACACAGGGTATGAGCAGAAACGCGCCGCCATCGCCAAAAAGTATGATGAAGAACGCCGCCTTGCCCGTGAACATGGCGACCAAGAGATGCTTGCCCGCATCGCAAATGCAGAGCAAGAAGAACTTTCCAAGTTGTCGAATGAGATATTGACCCAATCCGCCGATTGGCAACTTCTTTTCGGCAATTTAGAGGGCTTGACCACATCCACAATCGAGCGTCTTATTAAGAACATCGAGGAACAAAAGATTCAGTTTTCCGGCGACTTCAACCCCGCCGACTTGCAAGCCATCAATGAGCAACTTGAAAAAGCGCGTGGCGAAATCGAGAAGCGCAACCCGTTCAAGGCACTTTCCAACGCCTTTTCGGAATTGCGCCGTCAAATGTCCGACAACAAGTTATTGTCGAATGACAATGACCCGTTCTTGGCGGAACTCAAAGCCAAAGAAGATGAATATAAACTTTATCAAAGGTGGATTCAGTCTGGCAATAAAGACCTTGTGCAAGGGTCGCAAGATGCCTTTGCCGGGCTTCTTTCGCAGGGCGGCACATATCTTGATTACCTGAAAGGCAAGAAGCGTGAATTGCAGGGCAAAATCGACATGGGCGTTGAAGTCGGTAATTCGATGCAAGTTATCGACGCACTTATTCGCAAGGTAGAATCCGGCAAGTCGGCGGGCGACATGATGAAAGATGCGTTAAAAGACGTGTTTTCAAATGTCGGCTCAACTTTGAGCCTTGTTTCCGGCACATTCGATTCGGTCGTTCAGGGTATGGAAAAGATGGGTATTGCGATGGATGAAGAAACGGCCGCGATTCTTGGCGACATCGGCGGCATTCTTTCGGGAGCGTCACAAGCCGCCGAGGGCATTGCGTCCGGCAACCCCCTTGCCGTGATTCAAGGGTCGATTTCCCTTTTATCGTCGGCATTCGACTTGTTCAATTCCCGTGACCGCAAAGCCGAAAAGTCAATCAAGAAGCACAAGGAACAAATCGACATCCTTGCCAACACTTACAAACAACTTGAATGGCAAATCAACAAGGCTTTGGGCGGTGAAGTTTACAAAAATCAGAAAGCCGCCATCCGTAATATGCAGCAGCAACAAGCACATCTTTACGGCATGATTAACGATGAACGGAGCAAGAAGCACACCGATGATGGCAAAATCCGGGAATATCAAGAGCAGATTGCCGAACTTTCCCGTTCCATCCAAGATATGCTTGATGAAATCGCCAATGACCTTGTGCAGACCAACGCAAAGGACTTTTCTTCTTCACTTGCTGAAAACCTTGTCGGGGCTTTTGAAAAAGGCGAATCCGCCGCGAAAGCCTTTGAAGATACCGTCAACGAGGTTTTGAAGAATGCCATCGTGAATCAGTTGAAGAAAAAGTTTCTTGAACAGCAGCTTCAAGGCGCACTTGACAACCTGACCGATTCGATGGGTTATTGGAACGGCGATGATTTCGTTTTCGACGGACTGACCGATGCGGAGATTGCCGCATTCAAACAAAAGGTTCAAGCCGCCGCCAATAACTTCAATCAGGCGTTAGGCATTTATTCGGACTTGTTCAAAGACCTTACCGATGAAGAAGATGCCGACACGTCTTTGACCGGGGCGGTCAAAGGTGTTTCCGAGGAAACCGCGTCACTTGTCGCCGGGCAAATGAATGCCGTGCGCATCAATCAACTTGAATGCAAGGACATTTTGCGTCAACAACTTCTTGTCCTCAACACGATTGCCGCCAATACCGCATTCAACAAGCATCTTGCGAAAATCGACCAAATCATCACAATACTTGAAGCCAACGGCGGCGATTCTTTGAGGTCGCAAGGGTTGGTGGCATAAAATAAAAGCCTTAAAAAAGAAATGGAAAAAGGACTTTCAAAAACGCTTGCCAAAGAAGCAAAGCGAAAAGGCATTTGCAAGGAATGGCACACCGCCTTGAAGTCGTTGAACGACCGAAAAGCGATGGTCGAAATGTATTTGCGCGGCATCGACTTTTGCTTGAAAAACGATTATCCGGCAAACGACTTCATAAAAGCGCATTTCGGCGACATCGCCCCACAAATGGGTGTGTTCGTCGATTGTGAAATCAGCGTCGAAAATAGCCCCAAATGCGTGTGTCTTGGGGCAACTTTCGGCATCATCAAGACCGACACATTCAACGTGTCGGAAATATTCGCCAAACATCAATCGGAATTGAACGTGCTTGCCGCCGACAATGCCTTTGTGATGATTGATGTTTTCGACGATGCAGTTGTCAACATCCACGCGCACGACCGGGCAAAAGTGTGTGTGAACAAATATGGCGACGGCGGACGGGTCAACATCGTTGAAGAATCCGCCGAAGCACAAGTGAAAATCCGGGTTAAAAACTCAAAAACATATTAAGAATGAACACCGAAAACAGCATCTTTCAAATGCCCTTTGATGAATCGGACGGAGCGACAACCGCTTACGAATATTCACCAAACCGCGCCGACGGCGTGGTGGATGGGGCGCACTTTGTCGCCGGAAAGAACGGCAATGCAATTTCCTTTGCCGGGGATGATACTTGCGAGGTGTCGAAATCCATTTTACCTAATTTGGGGGTGGACTTCACAATTCTTGCATGGGTTCAGCCCGGAAAGCGTGAAGCCGGGTCGCCGTCGAACCTGATATGGCTTATCAACTTTGCCGGGCTTGAAAACTTCATCGAATTTTCGTTTGAAGCAAAGCCGGGGTCGTGGTTTTCCGTCGCCCTTGTCAAGCACGGCACTGTTTACGACTTCTATGTGAACTCAACACGCATCAAGTCCGTAAGCAAAGCCGGAACACCCACGGGCATTTCCCTGAACCAAGATTGCTATTCGGGTGACTACGGATTCGGACTTCTTGATGATGTCAAGATTTTCAATGTCGCCCTTTCGCAAACCGACCTGATGGATGAAGTTGCAAGCGTCAAAGATATTGCATATCTTGTTGATGGCATCGACTTCAAGACATTCAACGTGTTTGTGTCGGGGTCGGATGGTATCTTGAATCGCCCGAAACTCAAAACCCCGGCATCCGTTTCATGGGATAATTACCACGGTGAAGCGGTTGACCTGATGCACAAGTTCTATGAACCACGCGAAATCACCTTGTCTTGCTTCAAAAAGGCAGCTTCAAAAATCGACTTCATCACCGAACTTGCCGCCTTTGAACGCCAATTCGACAAGCAAGGCACACAACGTCTTGTCATCGACGTTCACCCGGTCAAACCCCTTATCTACGAGGTTTATTGCAAGGATGCAATCGAAATCACCAAAGAATGGAACGACCAACTTATGGTCGGCACATTCAAGTTGAAGTTGATTGAACCCGAACCCGTCAAGCGTGTGTTGAAGCACATCCGCGTCGGCAAATCAACCAAGACTTGCACAATCACCATCACCACCCGCAAATATGTGAACATCTATTGGGGCGACGGCACGGTTGATTATGACGTGTCCGGCACTGACAAAGTGATAACACATGATTACGTCGCCAACGGCGATTATTTCCCCGTGGTGACGGGTTGCATCGACGAAATCACAAAATTTGAAACCAACGCGATTGTCGTATGGGAGAAAATTTAATCATTACAAAACGGAACGGAAACCGTGTGCCGCTTCAATCGCGGCGCACGGCAACCGCCGTCACGTCCGCCCGGCAGAATTGGGCATTGAACGGCGATGATACCGTTGACATCACCGTTGAATCACCGTTCCCGCAGACCTACGACATCGGCGACAAGATAAGCGTTTTCGGGCGTGATTACACCCTTAACCGCTTGTCAAAGCCGAAGAAGTCCGGGGCACACGAATTTCAATATACATTGCAATTCGAGGGGGTGCAATACGACCTTTTGCGGGCGACCTATGACGTGACCATTGACACGACCAACAACAACTTGCAAGACGTTCAGGGCGATTCCCTGACGGGCGATTTGCACCGCTTCTTGACCGTGCTTATTGCCAACGCAAACCGTGTGTTCCCCGGCAAATGGCGTTTGGGGTCGTGTCCTGACACCGCAAGCGATGTCACTTTGACTTTCGGTGAATCCGATAATTGCCTTTCGGTGCTTCAATCCCTGATGGGGAAATTCGGTGAATCCCTTTTCTTCGACATTGCCGTTGACGGGTCGGTTTATGTCCTGAACATCCTTTCGACAAGCCGGACATTGCCGTTCACCCTTGAATTTGGCAAGAACAAAGGACTTTACATGATAAGCCGCGACAATGTTTCATCGGCAAACATCGTGACCCGTCTTAAAGTCTATGGCAGTGCGTCAAACATCACGTCAAAATATCGCGCCGACCGTCTATGCTTGCCGGGCAAGACAAAGGCGCAATCTTACATCGAGAAGCCCGAAGCGGTGGCGAAATACGGCATCTTTGAGGGGCGCAAGCACTTCGACAACATCAAGCCGACATTCACGGGTCATGTTCAGGCGGTCGGCGATTCCGTCCTTGAACTTATCGACCCGACCATTTCGTTTGACCTGAACGCAAAGGAAGCCGACGGGGTAACGACCAAATATTTGCTTAACGGCGTGGCGGCAAAGGTTCATTTCAATTCGGGCAATCTTGCCGGATATGAATTTGAAATTGCCAAATATGACCATGCGACGCACAAAATCACTTTGCGCAAGTTCACCGACGACCGGGGCGACGTGTTCCCGTCTGAAACGTCGGCAGCGTTTCAGTTTGCCACGGGCAACGAATATAAGATTGTGGACATCACCTTGCCCCCCGAACTGATAAGCGCGGCGGAAAACGAACTTTTGGAAACCGGGACAAAGTTTTATGACCAAAATTCGCAACCCAAAGTGCAATATTCGGTCAGTGTCACAAAGGCTTACATCGAAAAACACTTTGCGACCGATGCCGGAATTGTCAACGTGTTTGTGCCGGGTGATTATGTACCTATTAAAGACCCTGACATTGACGTGGACAAGGCAATTCGCATCAAGTCAATCACGCGCAATGTGCTTGACCCCTACGAATATAACTTGACCATTTCGGACACCGTGACATCGAACATCACCAACCGGGTGATTTCCGACATCATCGACATTGACAAGGTTTTGGAAGTCAACAATCTTAAAGACCCCGCCCGCGCCCGTGCAAATTGGCGGTCAAGTCGTGAAGTCCTTGACATGGTTTTCGACCCGGAGGGGGATTATTACACCGACAAAATCAAGCCCAATTCGATTGATACGCTTGCACTATCCGTGGGCGCAAAGTCAATGCAATTCGGATTGGCAAACACGGTCTTTGAGCCGAATTACAACGGGAATCCGCGCATTTTCAGGTGGAAAGGCGGTGTGCTGACCCATTACACCATCAACGAGGAATCGGCGGTGTCGTGGGTGCTTGCCGACGGGCAAATTACCATTACCCCCGACACACAGGCATATTATATTTATGCCCGGTGTAACAAAGCTGGACAAGACGGCACAATTCAAATCACATCCGCGCAACACAAGGTCAACGAGGATGCCAATTATTATTGGTTTTGGATAGGTGTTATCAATTCCGTTGACCCTGACATCAAGGCACGTTCCGTCGCCCTGACTTATGGATTCACCATGATAAACGGGCGGTTCATCAAGACCGGGCGCATCGAATCCGCCGACGGTGAAACATACTTCGATTTGGATAATTCCGAAATCGGCGGACGCATCGTGTTCAACTCCAACGGTGAAGAAAAGACCCTTGAAGAATTGGGGCAAGAAGCCCTTGAAAGCAAGGATTTCATCAACAACACCTTGCCGGGGCTTCTTTCGGGGCTTCAATCGCAACTTGACGGCGTGATTGAACAATGGTTCTATGAGGTTGACCCGACCCCGGACAGCACCGCCCCGACCGCGACGGCAAATGAACCCGCAAAAGGATGGGTCGAAGCAGATGCGGCAAGCGGTGGTGTCACTGAACGGGAAAAGCACTTGGGCGACTTGTTTTATAACACCGAATCGGGCAAGGTTTGGCGATATGTCAAAGGCAAGGTGCGCCCGCATCCGGGCGCGGCGTTGTCAACGTCCGATTATTACTATTGGAAAGAAGATACGGAATTGGCACAAGCCTTGTCATTGGCGCAAGATGCCCTTGATGCGGCGAACTCCAAAGCCCGCATTTTCGTGTCAACGCCTTATCCCCCTTATGACATCGGCGACTTATGGGTTGACGGGAAAGAGTTGCGCCGTTGTATCACCGCGAAAACCGCCGGGCAATCCTACAATGTCAACGATTGGGTCGTTGCCGTATATTACGACAACACCAAAACAACCATTGACGGCGGCATCGTTACGTCCGGCACAATTCAGGTTGCGGGCGACAATCAAAGCATCCTTGCGGGCATCACCGGGCAAGGCACGACGGCATCATCAATCCGCTTTTGGGCGGGCGAATCCTTTGAAAACCGAGCAACCGCGCCTTATCGAGTAATGCAAGACGGGTCGGTGGTAATGACCAAAGCAACGGTCGAGGGTGTTATAAATGCCCTTTCCGGCTCAATCGGCGGGGTCAATATTTCAACCGGGCGAATCGGTTATGGTTCTTCGTCGGAGCAAGACACGACGCACGGATTGGCATTGTTGCGTGATTTCATCCGATTCTATAACGGCGACCAAAGGGTTCTTGTCGGTTGCCTTAATTCACTTGGCTATCCTTATTGCGGATTGTTTGAACTGACGGGTGACATGGGAACGACACTTGAAGTTCACCACAAACACAAAACGACCGCCGATGAACAAAATGAATATTGGTATCGCCCGAAGTCACTTGCGGTGTTCGGAAATCAATTCAATGTCGGTAAGGTCGCAATGTTTGAAAAAGGTTACATTGGTAGGGTTTATAATGACATTATCGAATTATGGATTGGTCAAACTCACAAATATTATTTCACATCTTGCACGTCACGACGAATGAGTGTGAAGTTACCGACAAAAACAACGGTTGACAAAATGACCGGTAATGCCGCAATTCAATTTGACTTGGAAATCGTGTGTGACCCGTTCATGTCAAATATCGTTGTTCTTACTTCGCAAACCGGGGGGCAAATGTATAATCAGAATGGCGAAACGGTTTCGACAATCGACATGGCAAAGGGTGATTCAATCATGTTCCGTTACTATGCCGGACGGTGGACAATCATTAACCGATATAATTAACAATCATGGAATTAGCAAAAATATTGCCTGATGGCACGGCGGACATTCGCTTTTGTCCGCCGTCGCTTGGCGAAAGAATGGCACAACTTCGGGATGCCGGGTTTCTCAATTTTGTGCCGACCGAACAACCGCAAACGGAAACCGGGTTTGTCGCGGTTGATTCATTCGCCGTCGTTGATGGGTATGTCGTGCAGTCGTGGGAAGTCAAGGTTGACCCCGTGGCGACACAAGCCCGCATCGACGAACTAAAAGCCGGACTTGCAGATTCGGACTACAAGGTAACAAAGTGTTATGAAGCATCTTTGGTCGGTGATTCATTGCCTTATGACATCGCGGAATTGCACCGGGAAAGGCAATCAATCCGCGATGAAATCAACCGCCTTGAAGCCCTTATCGCGTGAAGTTATGCTTTATTTATTCAATCGTGTTTTATAGTAAGACATATTGAGGTAATTTTGCAAACATCAAATCGAATTACGACATGGACACAACAAGGTCGGGCGAACAAGTTTCCGCCCAAATCGGCAAAATGGGTGTCGTTGCCCTGACGGATTCCGGCTTTTCCTTGCCGGACGGTCAGTGCTTCAACATCAAGAACGACGGCAACGCCCCGGTCACTCTATCGGTGCAGCTTGCCGGGATGCCTGACGGCGATTCCGTCACAACGCAATTTGATTGCGGGTGGAATCCCGAAATCGTGAAAAAGATAATGCCAACGTCGTTGGCGAATACTAACTTAAAATGGGGCTTCTAATATGGGTCTTTTAATCGGCACGGGCAACACAAAGCCCGCATTCGCTTATGACTATTATTACGGCATTGAATGGGATAAGACCGTTTCAAATCCCATTCCAACCCGTATCGGTAAGAACGAACTTCATCAGTCCTTGCCCGTTCAGTCACTTATGCGCCGTTGCATCCTCAAAGACGATGGCGCGGTCAATTACTACTTACACGCAAACGATTCCTCAAAGCGCTACAACGGGGCGGCGGCAAACCTGACCGGGGCGGACGGTCAATTCATGGTCGAGTTGCCCGACGCATATATGCGCTTTGAAATGGATGGCAACAAGTGTCGCGCCCTGATGTCTGACCGTCCGTTGCCCGGATTCATCAAGTGGCGTAAAGACTATGTTTCCGCCGATGAAGCGTGTGTGCAGCGGTCAACCAACAAACTTTGCGCGGTGGTCAACACTGATGCCGACTATCGCGGCGGCAACAACAATGCGTCGTATGACGCGACCGACCACACATTGTTAGGTCGCCCGGCAACATCTATCAGCCTGACCAATTTCCGCGCATACGCCCGCGCCCGTGGGTCGGTGTCGTGGAACTGCAACCTATATCAGATACACCGCAAGTTGTGGTGGTTCTTTGCGATTGAATATTGCAATTTCAATTCGCAAGCAGCTTTCAACGCCGCATTGACCGCCGACGGTATGCGTCAAGGCGGACTTGGCGCGGGTGTCACGACCCTTAACGGCGGCAAGTGGAACACATGGTGCGGTTATAATCCGTTCATCCCTTGCGGTCACACCCTTTCGTTGGGCAATCACACGGGGGTTGTCGATTATGCGTTGCCCGCCGGGTACGGCGCAACACTGACCGTCGCCGTTCCGTCTTATCGCGGCGTGACAAATCCTTTCGGTCATATATGGAAATGGACGGATGGTTGCCTTTGCAACATTCAGTCCGATGCCGCCGGGGGATTATCGGAATTTTTCGTGTGCGACAATCCCGCCGAATTTGCAAGCACCATCGGGTCGGGCTATCAGTTACGCGGCAACTTACCCCGTCAAGAGGGTTATGTTAAAGCCTTGATTCTCGGCGAACACGGCGAAATCATGCCCCTTGCGGTCGGTGGTGGCACAACATCGTATTTCTGCGATTACTATTATACAAACATCCCCACAAGTGGTGAAGCCACACGCGGCGTTTTGTTCGGCGGTTCTGCGCATCCTGGTGCGAATGCGGGCTTCGTGTGTGCTCATGCGAGTCGTGCGCCGTCGGGTACGAATGCGGCTTTCGGTTCTCGGCTTTGCTTTTACCCAATCGACCCCGCCGCGTAAGCGGAAATCGACCCCCGAAAACATTTTGACGGAATCTTGAAATGAAAGAAAATAGGGTTGTCAGGTGTCGCGGCGTTTTGTTCAGCGGTAATGCGAATAATGGTGCGAATGCAGGCTTCGTGTATGCGAATACGAATAATGCGCCGGCGAATACGAATGCGAATATCGGTTCTCAG